ATAGCCGGCTTCAAATGTTTAACTTTTAGCGCGGTAAATTTTTACCGAAGTATTGTAATATATCTATATATTCTTATCTTCTGTGCAGGGATCGTTGCACCCGTCGTTGCAGGGGTCGTTGCTGTACCCATTGCACCCCGTCGATATATAAGACCGATATTCAGGACAATACCCGCATCAAACATCGTTGCACCCTATTTGTGGATAAAATACTCTATCGCCGAATGCACGAGGATAAAATGCGTGGCGGTCTGCCTGCATTGATCCGCCCACGGATTGTATAGGTTCAAAGCCAACGCACGATACAACTCCGGAATTTCGCTTTTGACGCGCGATACCAGCATCCTATAACTGACCCTCCTTGCACCTTTCATAAGGGCCTCCCATTTTGAAGACGGGAGACCCTCGCACGTTGCATCGAGATACATGGCTAAATTCCGAATTGCTCCGACAAGAACCCGACCATCGCCCTGTTCTGCGGCAAAAGGGCCGGAATATCCATCGTATCGGCTTTATACAACTCCGTTGCGCCGTTGTATAAATCCCATACCGTGACCTTGCCGTTCTGATAGTAGCGATACATCATATCCTCGGTAAGCCGCGAGATTTGCGACTGATTGAGCGGATAGGTGCGGTTCTCCCTGATTTCTGCGATATGAGTATCGCATTTAACGCGGAGGGCGGTCAGCATCCCGATCAACGTAAACATCTGCTGCGCGTCGATAGGGATTTGCTTCATCCGCTCGATCTTCTCCCGCTCGGTAACGACGATTCGGCGGGCATCGACGATCCATGACTTCACGATGTCGAGGATTTCGGGAATCGTTACGCCATTGCCCCGTCCCTGTCCTTTCTCCGAATAGGTCGAGATATATTGATCCGCGCAGAGCATACATTGGTTGTGGCAGATCATCACCATATTGCCGAATCCGACCTGTATTCCTTTCTGATGAAATGCGACGGCAAGATTGGTCGTATGATCTGCATCATCGAAATTCGTGATGCGAATGTTGGCGAATACCCGACGGAGGATATGCGCTTCGACGGCCCGCTCTCCGTATTGGGCCTCTACCTGCGGCAAGAGGACGACACCCGGAGTATTGCGGTCTTTATTCTGCGCTGCAAAGAGGTCGTAAACCTCGACATCATAATTCTGCGCGTTGCACATGCCGATAATCTGATTCAGCAAATCATAGTGGTAAATGCCCCGTAGCGGCTTGCCGTAGATGTCGTTCTCCTTGTGGGTTCGCGCCAGTTGATCGAGGGAGAGGGTCTGCACCTTTGCTTTCTCGAAGTCGAAAAATTTGTTGTTCAATGTCGTTTCCATAATGCGTTGAATTTTAATTTATAATCGTTCAATAGTCTTTGCTACTTCCTCACCCCAATACCCGACGATAAGGTCATAGGCTTCTTTATCACCATCCCATGCGATCATGCACTCGTGGTTATTGTATTCGTAGAAATAAACCTCCTGCGGATCGCATTCTTTCGGGATAGCCGCCCGGCTATCGTCGTAGAACTTGAAGAATGCCGCAAGTCCGTCCTTTGTACCGAAAGCTCCCGTGTCCTTATCTTGGCATATTTTATCGCCGTCTTTGATGTGTCCGAGTTCTACCAAATGCTTGTATCCCTCGGCGAACTGTTCTCTGCTAAAAGCGAAGAAAACCCCGCATTTATCAGCATCGGGATGCTCGTTCTTGATCGCCTTGTAGCGGTCGATAGTTTGGGCGTTCAGCATTACAACACCCCCGTCGTAATTACCCCAATCCCGATAGTATCGGAGTTCGCCCCGCGTGGTCTTGACCGTCTTAATATCTTTCTCTTCCATATCTGTTGCGTTGATTATTATTCGTCGATTCTGTCCTCCATGAGCGTAAAGCAGGATTTCGGAGGACGCCGTTTGAATTTTCCCCATGCCTTGCGCCGGGCCTCGGCCGCCGTTTTGGCTTTGACCGTATAGGACTGCGACCACGTCATATCGACCGTAACCTCGTAGGTTCTTGCCGTCTTTTTCGTTGCCATGATCCTACTGCTTTTGAGAGAGCCATAAATCCCGCTTTGCGCGGCAGCTATCGAGGGATACCCCGACGCAGGAGAAAAGCTCGCCGCTCTCCGTGCGGTAGTCGTATTGCCATCTTTTGACCGTTTTCCGGCCGATTTTGGCCGTGAAACTTGTGTAGTTCTCTCGCCCCGGCTGGCAGACGGAACACCCGTTTACGTTGATTGAATTTGCCATTGTTGAGTTGAATTTTTAAGGTTTGCGATTATTGCTCGGCCTCGAAATCATCGACGATCTCGAATGCGTCGGTTTTGAGGGCCGTGTCCGGTTCCCCGTCGAACTCGTTGTTGTTCTTCGTGCAGAGCCTCATATTCTGATGCGAATAGTCCAAACTTATATCCACGACATACGTCCCTTTCTGCGTTTGGAATACCTCCCGATCCCATGAATCGAATCCTACATGCTTGATTTTGATCTTTTCCATACTTGCGATTATTTGAGATTATTTTTCAACCAAACCCTATCGACCTCCCACAAGGGCAGGCCCTTGATGATTTTCCGACGGATCACCTCTTTCATGCCAATCAAATCGGCCGCTTTGATATGGAGGGTAATGTCGCCGAATTTCTGCGCTCTTTCGAGGAGGAAGTCCGCCATTTGGGACTTCCATTCATGCAGGCTTTCCGCCTTGGCCTGTCTTGCTTTATCCATGATTATGCGTTGATTAGGTTCATTATCTGTTCGAGCTTTCTTTCGAGAGCGTATCGCTTTTCGCACTCTTCCGCATATTTCTTGTAAAACTCATCGTGCTTGGCCTTTTCCGCGTAATACTTATCCTGATAGGACGTTGCGAGTTCTACCTGCCGATCATAGCTCTCTTTTTGCACTCTGATCTTTTTCTTCAATTCGGCGATTTCGATCACCATTGACCGGGAAAGATCGAGATGCCCTTTCTTGGTGGCGAATGGTTTGCAGAACTCGTCCTTGTCCTTATCCGAGGACATATACACCCCGTTCCATACCTCAAAAATTCCGTCCGATACATTCAAGCCAACTCTTTCGGTAAACTCTTCTCGTGTCATAGCCTATTATAAATTTTGGTCGTTATTTATTACTTATTAAGTATCTGTTTGATGATGCAAATATATAGCCAACTATTATAGTAAGCAACTTTTTTCGCAGAAAAAGTGCGCTCAAAATCAGTCAAAAACGTGTATTTACGGATAACTATATCATAACCACACAGATAATTTTTGTCGAAATTTTAGATACCTAATAGATATTTTTCATTACCTTTGTCCGTAACGATACGTTTTAACAATTTTTTTCGACTATGAAAAAGAAATTTCGCAAGCTCTTATCCGAAAAATGCAAGGATATGGGACTGACTGACAAGGCACTCGACGACCTCGTAGAGATCGGGGCGGAGGGTCTTGCCGACGATGCCTCGGACGAAGACATCGCCGCGAAAGTGGATTCGCTCGTGCCCTATGCAAAGGCAATGCAGGGGGAGATCACGAGGAAGACGCAACGTCCGAAACCGCAATCAAAGAAACCGCAATCCAACGACGAGGGCGAAGATGAGGGCGGAAATGAAGATGAGGCCCCCGAATGGTTCAAGCCTTTCCAAAAAAAATTGACCGATCTCGAAACCGAGAACGCCGCGCTCAAAGCGGAAAAGGCAAAGACCACGCGACAGGCCGAAATCTCGGCAAAGGCTAAAAAGCTCGGAATCCCCGACTACCTGATGAAGCGAGTCTCATTCGCAGAGGATGCAGACCTCGACAAGGAGCTGGCGGATTACAAGCAGGAGTTAGTCACCAACAACCTCATGCCCAAGGAGCAGGCGCATGAAACAGGAAGTAGCAAGGAGGCAATGGAAGCCGACGCCAAGGCTTGGGCCGAAAGTCTTCCCAACAAGTAACAGCTCCGAATCATTCACCCCTTAAATTGATTGCAACAATGGCTATTGATTTCAAGAAAACGCAGCTATCGGGCCACACGCCCGAAATTTGGCGCGGCGAGTGCAAGATTCTGCCGGGCGGCTTCAAGCCGGTGCAGAACTTCCCCGTCGGAACGGTGTTGCATCGGGGAACTCCTATCTATGTCGATTTCGAGGCGATGAGTGCCGCCGTTTGCAAGACCGCCAAGGTTCTCAAAGGAGGCACGACCACCGCGCCCCGCGTCGCCAAAGGGCATTACTTCGTCGCAGGCGACGTAGTAATGAAACTCGGAGTAACCGACAAATCCCCGATCATCAAGTCCATCGACACGGCCAATGCCGGGTACGATGTCATCACGTTCGCATCCGCCATCGCAGGGCTGGCCGAGGGCGACATCCTCGTAGAGGCAACCGAATATGCCGAAACAGGCGGAGGTTCGGGTTCCGACCCCATCCCTGCCGCGCCTCGCTATACACCCAACATGGTTGTCGGAGCGGCCAAGGAGTTCACCGGAAAGGGCCTCCCGACGATTGATGCCGCATACGAGGCGGTAGTCCTCTATCCGAGCCTGAACTTCCCTTTGCTGGAAGACTGGCTCATCAATCCCGGCAAGGTATGCCTCAAAGCAAACCCGAACATTCTGTTCATTAAACAGTAACGATCATGCCCGAAATTCTTTATAGCTCAATCTTTGGCGCATTGACGCAGCACGTACAAGCTCGCTTCGATGCCGCCTCGAAACTGCACAAGCAGCTTTTCGACAACGTAATCTTCGAGCGTTTCCTCGACTGGGACACCCCGACTATCGGCCTCGACTTCGAGGAGATCATCGGTCAGTACAACATCACTGTTGCTGCTCCGACCATCGGCGATCAGTCGAAAGAGGCTATCCTCGGTACGGAGGGGTTGGAAACCGTGAAAGAGCGCATCCTCAATCATGCCGTAACGCTGCCGATGACGATTCAGGACTATCGTAAGGTTCTGCAAATCCTCGACAGCAAGTCGCTCCCCGACAAGGCAAAGACGGAGCAGCTCATCAAACTGATGTGGGGCAGTTCGACGACGGTCGTAAGTTCCGTTCTCGCAAAGCTCGACATCCTGTTCCTGCGCCCGCTCTCGAACGAGGGTATCGTCGAACTCGACGACAACATCAACCCCGAAGGTGGCGTGCGCGGCACGATCAACTTCAACCAGCCCGCCGAGAATATCGCGTCGTCCAAAACCCCGTGGACGGATGCCAATCTCGACACGGTGGACTGCTTCGAGGACGTGCAGGGCATCATCGACGCCGCACAGGACAAAACCGTATTCGGCAAAATCCTCTGCGCTCCGTCGCGCATCTCCTACATGTGCCGCAGCAAGAAGATCAAGCAGATGATCTGGGGAACCGACAAATCTGCGAAGATCGTGCAACTGAAAGACCTGAACGCCTATATGCAGGAGAACAGCTACCCTGTTTTCGAGCCTATCCGCCGTCAGGTTCGCATTCAGAAAGGCAAACTCCGCGTCCCCTATACGCCGTGGAACGAGAAGAACATGGTTTTCATTCCCGACGGCAAGCTCGGCATCGTCAAAAACGCATGGGCGAACAACGAGCTGAAACAGGAGGCCGGAGTAGCGTACTCCAACTACGGGCGTATCCGCGTCTCGCAATGGGGCGTGGGCGAAACGCAGGGTAGCAACGGCGTTGAGTTCACCAAGGCCGAATCGCTCTCGTTGCCCGTAATTACGGAAATGAACGGCATCTACACCCTCAAAACGCAGCAGTAGCCGTGGATAACCTTACCGCAACGAGGAGTTTGTGCAATGCGATAGCAAACACATTCTATCCTGATAACGCGACCATCGAATTTGCGCTCTTCAACGAGGGCATCGACGCAAAGGCCGAGGCGACCCCGAAAGACCCTATGATCTTTCGGGTTGCCGCCCGCCTTGTCATCGGATATGTCGAAAACAGCCGCTCCGAGAACGGCGTATCGACCTCCGTAATGAGCGAGGAAGCCCTCAAACAGAGCCTTTCGATTTGGTGCGGCTATTATGGTCTCAATGCGGATGAGGTTCTTTCCGACTATATGCGCGTGATCGAGGACGGCACGCATCTATGGTGATATGAGATACAACGGCACATTGCGCTACGAGATACTCACCGAGGGCGGTATCGACGAATGGGGCGAGCCTATCAAGGCACAATCCGCATGGAGCGAGGCTATCCCCTGCTCCATCAAGACCAACAGCGATAACCGCAAAGGGCGTTACGAAGACGGCGAATTTCGGCAGGCTTCGTTTACGATCCTTGTTGAGTGCATCCCTTTCCCCTACAATCGGGTGAAACTCGAAAGGATGGGCGAAAATCTCGGCGAATACCGCGTGATGAACGCCGAACCTCTCACCACCGTAGGCAGAACTCAAATCGTGGTGTGATATGGCGAAAGTCGCTACCTCGCACGGCAAATACAAGGGCGTCATCGTCAGCAAAACGGACATGCGCAAGCTGAAAGCCGGATTGCAGGCCAAGATGAAAGACATCGTCGCCTTGCTCGTGAAGCAACTCTCTTTCATCGGGGAGGAGTGCATACGAATCGCCCGCGAGAGTGGCAGCTACAACGATATTACCGGCAATTTGAGGTCATCAATAGGCTATGTGGTGCTTGTGGACGGGAAGCCCGTCGTGACGGGAGCCTCGAAGCAATACAGCGGCAAGGATGGCAACGGCGAAGCCGGCCCGCCCGCCGCCGAAGCATTGCTCCAAAGTCTGCAAGCGAAATTTCCGTGGGGCGTGGTTCTGATCGTCTGCGCAGGCATGAAATACGCCGCGTATGTCGAAGCAGTCCACCACAAGGACGTTCTCACCTCCGCCGAGTTGAAAGCCGAATCGCTTGCCAAGAAATTACTCAACGGTCTAATCGAATAGCGAGATGATAAAAACGGAGATGCAGATTGAGCGGGATTTCTATTCTTTCGTCAAGAATAGCGACCTCGGAAAGGCCATCAAAGGAAAGGTTTACCGACCCGAAATGCGCCCTGCCAATGCCACGACGGAGGATTTGATCGTCAAGTTCCTCGCAGGACTTGATGAACAGGTACAAACGGGCGTGGTGATCTTCAATCTCTATGTCCCCGATATACCTCATGCCGACGGCCGGATGGTTCCCGACAAGAACCGCATCGGCAAGTTGGAGGAGCTGCTTCTCGCATTCGTAGAAACCGCAGGTGGTACGGAATACTGGCTCGAAACCGATACGACACCGACGACGATGCGCAACGAGGAAATAGAGCAGCATTTCATATACGCAAGAATCAAGTTTAACCGCATAACAGAATAGGATTATGGCAAAGAAAATCATCATGTCGTGGTCGAAGTGCAAAATCGAAGTCGGCAAGACCGGCGACGACGAGGCGATGGCCGCCACTCTGACCGATGTAGGGACGATCAACGACAAATCGACGACGCTTGCCACCGAGGACGGCGAAACGCTGACCGCAACGGCAACGGGCGGGATCGTGGTTGCCGAAGAGGAGGGCGAGCCGGTCGTTACCCTGACGACCCGCGTCAAGGAGATGGACTTCGACAAGGAAAAGATGTTCAACGGGGCAGAGGTCTCGGAGGACGGCGACGAGCTGACCGTCAAGACCAACGTCGTATCGGACGACTTTTCCGTGAAGCTCACGCCCAAGAATATCGGTGCTATCGGCATCAAGATTCGTCGGTCGCATGTTTCGTTCCGACCGGGCAGCTCCGAGGAGGAAGGATCGTATGTCGATCTCACGTTCAAGGTGCTCGCCTGCTCCGACGGGGAGCTTTACAAGAAGTTCCGCGTCAAGGCCGCAGACTGGGCCGCGCAAGCAGGGGCATAACATCGCAAGATGCTGACAAGCGGAAAGACGCCCTTTGCGGTTGGAGGAGAAACCGCAATCCGGAGGGTTGGCAGAGTGGCTGAATGCACCTCACCGCTAACGAGGCAAGCCGTCAGGCTTCGGAGGTTCGAATCCTCCACCCTCCGCAATTTTATTCAGAATATGGAACAGACTACTATCGAAAGCCGCGTCGCATCGGCCATACTCGAAAGAAATGTAGGGAATATCGAGATTGAGGGTGTCACCTACGAAATAGCGCCGCCGTCTATCGCAACGCTCATCGTCGTTTCGGAGTTCATCGCCTCCCTCCCGATTGTGGAGAAAGTGGAGAAAACCGAGATCGTAAATTCCGTACTGCATCATGCGCGGTTTTTCCGGCCTCTCGGCGACATCGCGGCGACGCTTATCCTCGGAGCGAAGAGCCTCACCGAGGAGCGCGTCGTCGTGCAGGAGAAACGCTATTTGTTCGGTCTCATCAAGCGCAAGAGCAAGAAGAAAATCAAGATCGACAAACGGGCGGAACTCGCCAAAGCCATTTTAGAGAACGTCCGTCCGACGGTTCTGTTCAACGTCGTCGTACAACGGCTTCAAGACATGGAGATCAGCAGTTTTTTCGCCATTACCACTTCCCTGTCAGAGGCGAATATCCTCAAACCGACAAAGGAAGTGGTAAAAGGCTGAACGACAGCATTTGGGCTACCGTTCTCGGAATCGCAAGAACGCTCGGAGTAACAGAGAAATACGCTTTATACGACATCAGTTATGTAAACGCGATCATGTATAGCCGTGCAATGCCGATGCCCGGCGACAAAGGCGAGAACGGCAACGCGCCGCTTTACGATGGCAGTAAAGACGCGAATAACCCTGAAAATTTCACGGATTTCACAGATGACGAGGAGATTGTAAGAATATGAAAAACGACGACGGCGCATTAAGTTTCGGCACGGCGATAGATATGTCCGGCTTCGATGCCGGCATCGAGCAGATCGAGGGGAAAGTCGCTGGATTGACCTCCAATGTTGAAGTTGAGACTTCCAAAATCTCTCAACTGCTCGCCAACGTCCCGACCTTGAATATCGAAGTCGTCACAAATGCGTCGCAATCCCTTTCCACCATCGACACCGCATACGCCGAACTCGACCGAGTGATTGACACCAACCGCTCGTCCGTATTGGCGTTGGAGGAGCAATATCGGCAGCTCGGCTCCGAAATCTCGAATCTCGGACGGCAGGCCGCAACTCCCGCTATTCAGGCCGAATACGATGCCCTCAAACAGCAGCAGACGGCGATCAAGGAGAATATAGCGTTACGCAAGAAAATCGTTACCGAGGCCGAGAAAGTCGGCGACGAACTCTATCAGACCGAACAGCGGTTGAAGAAAGAGGCCGCGGCCGCCGAAAAGAGTGCCAACAGCCAAGTATCGCTCCGCACCCGATTGAGGCAATTACGGGAAGAACTCGTAATGATGGAGGCATCGGGACAGCGCGGCACGGCACAGTATCGCGCCTTGCAGGAAGAGGCGGGAAAACTCACCGACGCATGGGCCGACGCCACGGCGCAGGCAACGATCCTCGCCCATGACCAGCGCGGTATGCAGGGTCTTATTTCGGGACTTTCAGGTGTCGCAGGGGCTTTCTCCGTAGCACAGGGCACGATGTCGCTTTTCGCGGGCGAGAATGAGGATTTGCAAAAGATCATGGTCAAGGTGCAATCCCTCATGGCTATTACCATCGGATTGCAGCAGATACAGCAAACCCTCAATAAAGATTCGGCATTCACCCTCGTTACCTTGAATGGTCTCAAAGAGTGGTGGAACAAGCTCACGGGACAGAGTGCCGTCGAGCAGGCCGCCGAAACCGCCGCGACCGAGATCAATACCGCAGCACAGGTAGCCAATGCAACGGCGACGGCCGCCGATACTGCGGCGCAGACGGCCAATAATACAGCTACCGCAGGAGGGACGGCCGCACAAGTGGCGAATACCGCATCGACAACGGCACAGACTGCCGCGACGACCGCCGGAACCGTCGCTACAAAAGCCATGTCCGTAGCAATGAAAGGTCTGCGGGCCGCGCTCATTTCTACCGGCATCGGAGCATTGGTCGTTCTTTTGGGGTCGCTCGTGAATTGGCTGATGAAAGCGTTTGAGGCGTCATCGAAAGCCGATAAGAAATTCGAGGAGCAGCAAGAAATCCTCAAAGCAGGCAACGAAGCCTACATCAAGGCTTCTATGGAGATCGAGAACTACAAAAACAAACTCGAAAGCTTCAAGGGGACAAAAGCGCAGGAGAAAGAAGTTGTCAAAGAGCTGAACTCCAAATACGGGGAGGCAATGGGTTACTATAAAACCCTTGCCGAATGGAAAACCGTCTTAAAGCAAAAGGGCGAGAAGTATTGCGAAATGCTCATGCTCGAAGCACAGGCGCAAGCTCTTTTGACAAAAACGACCGAAGCATATATCAAGCTCCAAGAGGTCAGAGCAAAGGCCGAAAACGGCGATTTCAACAAGTGGTGGCGTGGAAAGCGCGGAGATAATCGTGCAGCGCAAAAGGCCATAAATGAAGCGCAGGAAGAATACGAAAACTGGAAAAAACAATGGGGAGAGATACAGGAAAAAGCATCTCAGTTCAAAAAAGATAACGACCTCGATTTCCATATCGACCCGTCCAAAGACAAGTTCGACCCGAAAAAGGCGGCTCTCACGCAAAAGAAATCCATCGAGGAATGGAAGAAAGCGGTCAAGCAGTATATCAAGGATGCGCATAGCGAGATAGCCGACTATACGATTGAGGCGATGGCAGAGGGACAGTCCAAAGAACTCAATCAGATAGAACTCGATACCGTCCGCAAGCGTAATGCGTGGCGTCAGCAGTTGCGCCAACTCGCCAAGGTTAGGCAGGATGCCGAGAAGCAATATTACATGTCGCAGAAAGGCGCGACGGAGGTCAAATGGGCCAATTCCAAGCGCGGCAAGATGACTATCGACGATTACGTCAAGGAGTTACTCCAAGACCCTAAAATCGCCGAGGAGTTCAATCGCGTATTAACGGCCATCACAGAGCAGGGAGAGCGGGAAAAGGCCGAAATCCGCAGGAAATACACCGACGCGCTGATTGACGAATACGGCACGGTCGAGCAGAGGATCGAGAAACTCAATCGGGAGTGGGCGAAGAAACTATCCACTATGCCGACCGAATACCTGCACAACGCGATTAAGCAGATGAACGCCGAGTTTGCCGCATTGGAATCTGCGGATTTCAAAAAGTCGATCAACTGGGAGAGCGTATTCGGCGACCTCGGAAAACAGTCGTTATCGACCTTGCAATACAACCTCGACAAGATCAAGGCTTATTTCGCCTCGAACAAGGATTCGATGGGCGCAACCGAGATCAAGGACTATCAAGAAGCGATTACCAAGATGGAGGAGGAAATCGCCTCTCGAAACCCCTTTGTCGCCCTGCACAAGTCGATCAAGGACATAGGCAACGCCAAAACGGAGTTCGTCGCCGCATTGCAGGCATGGCACGACGCGCAGGATGGGATCACGACCGCGCAGCGGGAATACAACGAAGCTCTCGCCGTCGAGCAGGCCCTCCGCGAGCAGATTGATTTGGGTACTCTCACGGAGGACAGCGATAAGTACCGCGAAGCCGAAGAAAACCTGAAATTGGCGAAATTCCGCGTTGCCGAAGCGACGGAGCGCAACTCGCAGGCTGAACAGCGGGCATTATCCGCACGTAATAATATCACCGTTTCCTACAAGAATTTCGCAACGCAACTGCGGGCTGTCGGAGGCGTGATTTCCGGGATCGGCGGCCAAGCGCAGAACCTCGCGGCGATATTCTCCGATGATGTCGCAAATGGTATCGGCAAGGCCCTCGATACTATTGACGCGGTATTGGATGCCGCATCGACTGTCATGGATGCCATCGGAGATGTCGGCAAAGGCGTCGCCGAGGGCGTAGAAGCTACCGTTGATGCAACGGCACAGGGTGCAACGGCCGCAGCAGCAGCCGGAGCCGCCTCTATATCAACCATCGAGAAAGCATCGGTTATCCTCGCCGTTATTTCGGCGGCTTTGCAGGTCGCTACGGCCATCGCCAACCTCTTCAACGATGACGATTCCAAGCAGAAAGAAATCGAGAACCTGCAACGCCGCATCGACCAACTGCAATGGGAACTCGACAATGCCGATACCGTCCGCTTGCAGAATAATGTCGGGGATGCCGTGCAGAAATTGAGGGACATCTACGCCGAAACCACGCAGGAGGTATTGCGTCTGCATCTCACATCACAGCAGTACGGCAACTCATGGACACGGATGATCGCCCGGATGCGCTACGATAGCGAGGTATATGAGAAATCCATCGAGAAGATTGCCGATGCGTATGCAAAGGTAGCCTATACCGCCGATAAAGCCCTCGGAGGGAAGAGATACGACGAAAGCCGCAAGCAGCTCGAAAACCTTGCAGAGCAGCAGATACTCATTCAGAAACAGATCAATGAGGAGCAAAGCAAGAAAAAGACCGATCACGGCAAGATCGAGGAGTGGCAGCGACAGATTCAGGAGATCGCCCAAGAGATGGCATCCATCATCAACGAGATGCTGGAAGACATCATCGGCTATACCGCCGCCGACCTTGCCTCGGAACTCGGAGATGCTTTCTTCGAAGCGGCCAAGCAGGGAGAGGATGCGATGGAGGCATGGCGCAAAAAGGTCAATGATATTGTCGCCGATGTTCTGCAAAGAATGCTCGTACAGAAGTATTTGGAAGAGCGTATCGGAGGCATTTTCGACAGATACAAAAAAGAATGGTTCGGCAATGACGGCTCGTTCAAAGGCATCGACGCCGTGATCGGTTCGATGAATGGATTTGCCGGAGAACTCAATCAGGTCGGAGAAGAGTTCAACGCGATCTATCAAGGTCTGTCCGATAGCCTTAAAAATTATTTCACGGGAGATGCCGAGCGCGAGGGAATGAGCAAGGGGATCGCCACCGCGTCGCAGGATAGCGTCGATGAGAACAACGCCCGCCTGACGACCATTCAGGGGCATACCTATACCCTCGTACAAGGCATGAATGACCTGAATCGCACGAGCAATGCCGTCCTCGACAAACTGACGGGCATTGAGAAGAATACCTCCGAGGCCAACGACAAGCTCGATAGGGTCGATAAGAATATCAAGGACATCAAAAACACGGTTGATGATATTGACCGGAAAGGATTAAAACTCCGCAGCTAAATGAAAGAACTCATCAGACGAATACAGAGGGAATGGAGGGCGGCCAAAGATGCCGCCCAAGCCCAATGCGCCGATAGCGGGCAGTATGAAATGGCCGCAAAACTCGAAGCCTGCGACATGTTCAAAGGCGACGAGACATTGGAAGAGTTGATCGGGCTGATGTTCTCCCCGCGAGGGGTCGAATTTATGACGGCCTACAACTTCCCCAACATCGCCACATTCAGACGATTCAAGAAGTACCACCCGGAGCGATACGGGGTATATATCGACAGTGGCGAAATCTCGCTTTTGGAGGCTCGGAAAGTCTTTTTGATAGGAGATACCACCGCCGAGCTGAAATACCGCGAAACCGCCGGAAATCGGCTATTCCTAATGTGCGGAGCAAAAGCCTCCGTCGCGGCATCGGGATATGCGGTCGTCAAGGTCGAAAAGGATAAGGATTCCGAGGTGAGTTACATCGTTCAGGACAACGCGAAAATCCTATGGTAGGCAAGCTGTTCATAGACGGACTGGATGCGTTCAGCGAATACGGCATCTTCGTAGAGCAGTACGGGTACAAGGCACTCGTACAGATGCCGTCATTCAAAAAACTGAATAGCACCGAATGGCCCGAATATGACGGCGAGGAAACAGATCTCTCTAATCCGATCCTCGACAGCAAGACATTCTCGATACCGTTTTGCATCACCGATATTTTGAGCGCGAGCGATCTGTTCGAGGTGCTTTCCGATGGGGCATATCATATCTTCGACTTCGCCGAACTCGGCAAGTCCTACAAACTGCGGCTTCTGACCAATCCCGCATTGTCCGCCAAAATCCAGCTCGGAAAAATCACGCTGAATTTCGCCGATGACTTTCCGCCCGTCTATCCGACCGATGAGACGGACATCGAGAGCCTGAACGAGTACAATACGCTGCTGAATCAAGCTCCCTATGCAACAGCCCCGACGGGCTTCAAGCAAAACGGCTACGAGATGGATGATGTCGATTTTTCCCGCTTCGGGGTCTATGTCCTCGACGGCACGGATCGGAATATTCAGAAAGCCCCGAATGTCCGCGAGAATCTGAAAATTGATGTAACCAATCGGCCCGGAGTGGACTATGACGGAGAATCGGTTTTCTACAAGGCGAAAGACGTTGCGATGAAGCTCTTTATCTATGCCGATAGCATCGCTCAATTTTGGGAACGCTGGTATGCGCTTTTCACCGCCCTGCTGAAACCCGAATTACGCAAATTATACAACGACAACGCTTTGGAGGAGTATAATTGCTACTACAAGAGCAATACGGTAACGCGATTCGATATTCGCCGCAACGGGCGGGTGTGGTGCGAGTTCACCGTAACCCTGACCTTTCCCGATTCGCGGCCCGACGGTAATTACTGCGTATTGGCGACCGAGGATAAGGATGTCGTGATAACCGAGCCGGAAGAGGGCCTCATCGTATTTAGAATTTAACTCTACAAGGATATGATAAAGAAGAAAATATCGGAACTCCCCGAATGCACCTCATTCAAAGGGCTGTGGACTATCGGCGTCGATATATTCAACAAGAGCGTCAAGGTGTCGCTCGAATATATCCAGTCGGTCGTCGAGGGGATGAAGTCGGCGACGAAAAATGCGACCGATGCCACCAGCGCGGCAAACTCCGCAGCGCAGACGGCCGATAATGCCGCGCAAAGGGCGCAGGCTGCTACGACCGCCGCCAATACCGCGACGACGAATGCCAATAATGCCACCGCCGCCGCGATTGAGGCGAAAGAGGATTGCGAGGAGGTGATCGCCGCCGCTGCGGAATTGGAGCCGCTGAACCTCGTACCTACGGCGATGACGGTAGAATACCCCTCGCGCCTGCTGGTCGGCAATATGGCGGAGAATTTCATCCGCGCGACGCTCGCTCCGGCAAGTGTTAAGCCGAATGTGCTGTTCCTCGGCGATGACAAAGCCGTATCGGTAACTCCCGACGGGCGTATCACGATCCTCGCCGCCGGGATTAGCATCATCCATGTCATCCCGACCTGTAACGTAGCCCTCTACAAGACGATTCAGATCAAAGTTTCGGAGCCTACGGTCAGATTGGTAACGCTCTCGTCGATCCGCCTCACGGCAAACGGTAATTTCAGGTTCAATTAAAACAACATCAAACTATGGGAAGACAAGGTTACATCAGCGAATTTATGAACGGCGGGCGCATCCTCTCGCATGGCAAGATCGAAAGCCTCGCAAATGGGTTCAGCCTGCCGAATGACGCACTGTTCTCGCTCTACATCAGGCCCAAATACAGCAGTTCCAGCGTGGATGCCGTATTGAGCGTAAAATGCTATCAGGACGACGAGTTTTCCGACGCCCCGGTAGTTCTCAACGACTGGTCGCCGATGGCGATAAAAGCGATTGCGCCGAATGCGGATTTTCTCAACACTCACGACCTCTATTGGGGTGCTGGAACTTACGTCGAAAAGGTATGATCGCATCGGTATTCATATCCCTATCGCGGCGGTTGCGCCAATGGGCGGCATCCCGTAAGCAGAAGAAAATGCGACTGAATACCGCATCGTCGGTGATGTTCATCGCAACGAAAGGTAAAACGGTTTTCAAATTCTTAAACAACAAATAGTTATGACAGCAGCACAAGAAGCTATCCTCGAACAGATCATCGAGGCTTTTCAGAACGGCAAGCGTTTGAGCGACTTGCCCGACGTATCGGGGACTAACCCGTTCAATCTCATCTGCGAGGTATTGGAGGACGGCGAGAGCAAAAAGGCCGCGCTCGCAACGCTCCTGCCTTACATGGAGGAGGAATGCAGCTACGGCATCGAGTTCGACACCGCTGTATCCTCGCCTGCCTGCACCCGTATCGGCAATCTCTCCCTGCACAAGAGCCTGCCGATCCACAACCGGATGAAAGGCTGCCTGCTCAACGACGACGGCGAGGTCGTGGAATATCTCAATCCGGCAAATTGGACGGGACAGACGCGCGACGGCTCGCGGGGTCAGGTCATGGTCGAACTTCCCATGCACTACCGCAAATTCGAGACTGACGGCACGAAGCGGCGGGTACGCATCAGCGAGTACCCTCTCCCCGGCTATCGTCTCGTCCCAGGGAATAGATACGTTTCGGCGTATCAGGCTACCATACAGCGCAGCACGACGACCCTCTGCTCGGTCGTGAATATGGATGCCGACTACCGAGGCGGCAACAACAATACGGCGTATGACGGAACCTATCGCACGTTCCTCGGACGCCCGGCGACGGGTATCTCCCGTACCAATTTCCGCAATTACGCCCGCAAACGCAAGTCCGGTTCGACGGAATGGAACTGCATGACCTACGACATCCAAAAAGAACTGTATTGGCTCTTCGCCATCGAATATGCCACGCTCAACTCGCAGGCGGCATTCAATGCGGAAAAGGACAGCAACGGTTATGCGCAGGGCGGCCTCGGAGCAGGTGTAACAAACATGTCCGATTGGAGCGGATTCAACGGCTATTATCCGTTCGTGCCGTGCGGCCATACCGACGAACTCGGAAACGGCACGGGCGAGGTAGCATACCCCGTCATCAATGAGGACGGATCGACCCGATGCACGGTCATGGTTCCGCGCTATCGGGGTGTCGAGAATCCTTTCGGTCATGTTTGGCAATGGACGGACGGCATCAACATCCGGATCAGCCCGACCGAGGAGAATGGCGGCGACGGGTTGAGCAAGGTATTCGTCTGCACCGATCCGGCCAAATTCTCGGATAGCGGTTACGACGGCTACGCCCATGTAGGCAACGAGGCCCGCGCAGAGGGATATGTCAAAGAGGTGATTTTCGGCGAGGGAGGAGAGATCATGCCCTCCGTCGTAGGAGGCGGTTCTTCGACCTATTTCTGCGACTACCACTATACCAACATCCCGACGGCCGAAGCATTGCGCGGTGTCCTGTTCGGCGGTTCTGCGACTGACGGCGCGAATGCCGGTTTTGCGTATGCGAATTCGCTTAACACGCCCTCGAATGCGAATGCGTATGTCGGGTCTCGCCTTTGCTTTATCCCCGCATAACGGATAACGCCACAGAAAACACGCTCGGCCAATAATTAAACGATACGACAATGGAGAATAACCATAATCCGATGGAAGATGACGGTTCGCTGGATTTCCTGAAAATCCCCGCCGACGAAACCAACAAGCATTTTAACTGCCCCGAAACAACGCAGCAGAAGTTGATTAACCTCACCTTTTGGGTCTGCGACTACATCGAAGGAGTGAAAACGAAGTTCGGATCAGATCGGACGCTCGTCAAGATCAAGATGAATCGGGACGACCCCGACCGCGACGCACGCAAGTTCTTCACCAATTCGCGGGAAATCAAATATGTCCTCGCCAAGATTCGGGAGATGGACAAATTCCCGCGACGGGTAACGATGCGGGCATCTGGAACGCGGTACTACTTGGAGTAATGGATGTATAAAGGTTGGTTGCTCTTGCGGTGTCCTGTTCAGCGGTAATGCGAATAACAGCGCGAATGCCGGTTTTGCGTATGCGAATTCGAATAACACGCCCTCGAATACGAATGCGAATGTCAGGTCTCGCCAATGATTTTCAGAAAGGTAAAAACATAAATTTTGAGAGCAACGACCCTGCCTCTCGGCAAAAAATATCACCTCAAAAAGGAGTTAGTAGGCGGTTTCGGGCCTCCCGAACTGCCGAACGCCCCGAATATGAAAAGCAAAGCGTCGAAATGAAGCGCATAGGAAACTTATACGAAAAGATCATATCGCTGGATAACCTCCGCCTCGCCGATGAAAAGGCAAGGCGCGGGAAACTCCGCTCGTATGGCGTCTTACTTCACGACAAGAACCGTGAAGCGAATATCCTTGCCCTGCATGAAACGCTGAAAAATCGTACATTCAAAAACTCCGAATACAGCACGTTCACGATCTATGAGCCGAAAGAGAGGATCATATTTCGATTGCCGTATTACCCCGACCGCATTCTGCATCATGCGATCATGAATATCCTCGAACCGATATGGGTTTCGGTCTTCACGAAAGACACGTATAGCTGCATCAAGGGGCGCGGCATTCATGGAGCGATGCGGAATGTCAAGAGGGCTATCAAAGACCGGGAAAACGCCCGATATTGCCTCAAAATCGACATCCGGAAGTTCTACCCGTCGATAGACCACGACGTATTGAAAACCATCATCCGCCGCAAAATCAAATGCAAGGATACGCTCGCCCTGCTCGATACGATCATCGACAGCACCGACGGCGTGCCTATCGGCAACTATTTGAGCCAATACTTCGCAAACCTGATGCTCGCCTACTTCGATCATTGGATCAAGGAGGAGAAGCGGGTGCGGAACTATTTCAGATATGCCGACGACATGGTATTTCTCGCCTCCACGAAAGAGGAGCTGCACATCCTGCTGGCCGACATCAAGAAGTATCTCGCGGCCTTGAAATTGACACTGAAAGGCAATGAGCAGATATTTCCGATTGCCGAGAACCGGGCGGACAAGCACGGGCGCGGCCTCGATTTCGTCGGATTCGTATTCTACCACAACCAAACGCTCATGCGCAAATCCATCAAGCAGAATTTCTGCCGCATGGCCGCGCGTCTGAATAAGAAACTCAATATCAGCGCGAGAGACTACAAACAGAAGCTATGCAGTTGGTACGGATGGGCGAAAGTCTCCAATTCAAAACATTTGTTAAAAACCATCATTAAATCGCAATTCTATGACACGTTCGTATTACGATGCAAGGCCGTCTAAATTCGAGGCCGTAGGCAACGGAAGCTACATCTACCGTTGGGATATTCAGGAAGAGGCCGCACCGCAGCAGATCATGGCAGAGGGCGAAGATCAGCCCGCCGCCGAAAGTTCGCGCACGCAGTATTCCTGCTATGAGGTAATCGTATGGGCTTCCGTATCGAGCAACAAGATCACGGAGGCCGTCATCCGTGCAATGTGGGATGCCAACTACGAGCAGAAGCTCATCAACGAGTACAACGCCGCCAATCTCGGCGTATATGGCGGCTCCAAGTCGAGCGACGAGGCAAAGGCGAAGATCGCCTCGTACAAGGACTTTCTCGCAGCGAGAGCCGCGTTGAAAGCCCAAATCGACGCAGACTGCGCCGAGCTGAACATCGAATAAAATCAGATCATGCTGACCCTGCATTTCAACAACACGACATTGGACGTACAGGAGAGCGATAGCAGCTACCGCTATCGCTCCCTCATGTCCAAGCCGCAACTCGTCCTGAAATTCTCCCTATCGGAATTTGTCGAAATTCCCGTCGGGGCATGGTGCGAGTATCAAGGCGTGAAATACAAACTCGGATCGCCGGAAAACATCAAGAAGAACGGAACCCGCAATATCGAATACACTCTTACCCTCGGAACATTGGAGGACAACATGAGCCTGTATAAGATGCGTAATCCCGTCGATAAACGCCTCAAATGGTCGATGTGCGCCAAGCCCCACGAACTCGTCGAAGCTATCGTTTGGAATCTCAACCAGCGCGACGGAGCCGGAGTTTGGAAAGTCGGCGAATGCCTCGATGCGGCGGAGCAGACGGTCGAGTTCAACCACACCTACGTCGATGCTGCATTGCAGGATGTCGCAAACAAATTCGAGACCGAGTGGGAAATCAACGACTATACGATTTCATTGCATAAAGTCGAGTATTTCAAGGATGATCCCCTGCCGCTCGCATACGGCAAGGGTAACGGCTTCGAGCCGGGTGTCGGGCGCACCACGCAGAGCGATGAATTGCCGATCAAACGGCTCTATGTTCAGGGCGGAGATCGTAATATCGACCGCTCAAAATACGGCTCAGCGGAATTGTTGTTGCCGAAGTCGCAGACGCTCGTTTATGAGGGCCGCATCTATCAATCCGACGCAGAGGGATATTCCATCGAGCGCATCGACAAAGTTTCCGATGCAGTCAAGGAGGACAGCCTCGATTGCTCCGAGATATACCCCTCGCGCGTGGGAACAGTATCGGCGGTCGAGTGCATCGACGCAGGAAAGAATTTCTACGACATCATCGACAATTCCATCCCCGCAGAGCTGAATTTCAACGATTATGTCATCGAGGGCGAGACGGCGACGATCATCTTCCAAAAGGGGATGCTCGCGGGCGACGACAAGCAGTTCGAGTTCAAATACAATCACTCGGAACGCCGCTTTGAACTCGTGCCGCAGGAAATCGACGGGGTTACGATGCCGAACGAAACATTCAGTCCCGCCGTCGGCGACACCTACGCCATTTTCGGTATCATGCTGCCGGATTCCTATATCTGTAACAATACGGATAAGACTGGGGCATCATGGGATATGTTCCGCGAAGCGGCCCGCAAACTCTATGAGAACGAAGATCAGAAATTCACCTTTACCGGCACTCTGCAAGGGCTGTGGGCGAAAAAGAATTGGCTCCGTGTCGGCGGGCGGCTGAAAGTCGGCGGATATGTTCTGTTCACCGATGAGCAGTTCGCCCCCGACGGCATTCCGATCCGCATCACGGGTATCAAGGAATTTCTCACCTCGCCGTATGCTCCCGTCCTCGAAATCTCAAACTCGGTTTCGGGCAAGAGCGTATCTTCACAGCTTCGGGAGATCGGCCAAAACGAGGTGGCGACAGATAACAGCATCCGCAACGCCGTAAGCTATACCAAGCGTCGGTTCCGCGATGTCAGGGAAACGATGGCGATGTTGGAAGATTCGATGCTCGACAACTTCACGAACTCTATCAATCCGCTGACCGTGCAGACGATGATGATGCTCGTCGGGGATGAGAGCCTGCAATTCCGGTTCGTCGCCAGCAAGACCGACCTCACAGCGGTAGGCGACGGTATCACCTACGACAACACGGCGAAGCAGTTGCATATCCCGCACGGATTCATCCAGCACATGACGCTCGGCATCGGCACGATCTCGTCCTCTCATGCCGATTCGGAGTACAAGGTTTGGGAGATGAACGAATACCTTTCGCCGTACCTCGACAACGGAGCAAAGAAATATTATCTCTATGCCAAAGTCAGCCGCACGGACACCACCGTAAAGGGCGATTTTCTCCTATCTGACAGGGCGATCAAGATGACCGATGTCGCAGGGTATTATCATCTGCTGGTCGGCATTCTGAACAGCGAATACGACGGCGAACGAAGCTATGTTTCGCTCTACGGGTTCTCGGAGATTCTGCCCGGTCGGATTACGACGGATAAGATCGTATCGTCCGACGGCAAAACATATTTCGACCTGCTGCTGGGAGAAATCGGAGGCAATATCAAATTCATCGCCTCGGATGGAAGCCTGAAAGATGTTGCCGACCTCGAACGGACAGATTTGGATTATCTCAAAGAGGCTTTCAAAGATGCAACGACCGAAATAGACGGAGGTGTTGCCCTTTCGGGATTCGTGGGAGTGAGAGACGCATTGAAAAACGTAATAGCGGCTCTTTGCGGTTATAATCCGACCTCCGAGGATGACTACCCGTTGATATTCGCAGGAGCACAGCAAGGGAATGTAGAGTATTACGGATGGACAAGCAATAGCTATACCCATATCTACACCCAAAGCGCGACGCCGAGCAATGGGGATAATTGTTTCGACAATAAAGGCTCTGTCGTAGGAACTGTAACGAATATCGTAGGGGCGCAAATTTTCGCATTATCCACAACGGGCGAAACCTATCAACGCAATACCGGAATCGACTTTACCGCGAAAACGCCCTCTGCAATGGAGGGCAACCGAGCCAAGTTCCGAGTATATAAGGACGGACGATGCGTTTCCAATTACTTTGAAACGAGCGGGTCATACAAGACGATATACGTGCCGACATATTGTCCGCCATTGGTCTTTACAACCGTTTTGGAGGTTTCGGAAAATTGCTACATGGACTTGACCTCCGGAGCGCAATTCGGTGTTTTGATGGAGACGAATGACGACTATGACGGCTATAACTGCTCGCTGTATAATTCCAGCAGATACCCTTGCACGGTGGTTAAAGGGACGAAAAGCTCCTATACGCAAGTCGGGGCATTGTCCCCCGGCGAAATGATGGATTTTGTCAATATCAAAGGAGGATGGGTATTAAAGAATTTCACCAGATATTCAACGAAAGAGTAAAATTATTTTCGCCCATATAGTACCTATTAGGTATTATTCACTACTTTTGTCATAAATCTAAACCTATTATGGAACAGAAAATCGAAAAGGGAATCGGGTGGCTCGAAAAGCTGCTCAAAATGGAGGAAAAATACGGGTTCTTCCGCTTTCTGCGAGTGCTTTTGCTTTTACTCCTCACGGGGTTTGTCATCCTTACTATCACCAATCCGCACTATGTGCTGGATAAAGTCGAATCAATCCAAGCAGAGCAACATGATGAATCGGTAGCCAAGCGCATTCAGGTAGATGCGGATATTCGTCTGATGCTGCGCAAACTCTTATATGCGCTCGATGCCGACCGTACATGGCTCATAGAGCTGCATAATGGGAGCAAAAACCTATCATCAGGATTACCGTTCCTATACGGCGATATGCGAATCGAAGAGGTCGCTGACGGCATCAATAACGTCGATGATGAATATACTGATTTTCAGCTATCGAAATACCCTTTTATCGGGAAAGTCTTTGACGACGGATTTTATTGGGGAGCTATCGAAACGATCAAGGAGATCGACGAACGAATGTATTTCAAGTTCAAGTCGAATAACGTGAACGAGGTCGCCATTCTCGCCCTATATGCAGGAGAAAAGCCGCTCGGAGCAATCGGCATATCATTTTGCGGACAAAAACAGATGGACGCCTCCGCTGTCGGCAAGGCTATTCGCAAGTGCGGTATTCAGGTAGCAACCCTATTATCCAACTAACATCACAACATCATGGAAACTATCAAAAATATTCTGACCGCCATCTTGAAATGGCTGGGGAGTATTCCATCCGACAAACTCCTGCACCTCATTGCAGGTGCGGTAATCGCAGCCTTTTTCGCCCTTGTCATTCCCTATACGGCTGAAATATGCGTCTTATTCGCCGCCATCGCAGGGGTGGCAAAAGAGGCTTTCGACCAATACCGCTACAAAGGATGGGATTGGCTTGACTTGGCCTATACAATGGCCGGAGGTTTCATCATTCAAATTTTCGCGTGGCTATGAAACTACTTTTGAAACGCATCGCATTGAAGCCGACCTATACCATCGGCTGGCTCTACATCGACGGGCAAAAGGTCTGCGACACCATCGAAGATGCCGTGCGAGACCTGAACAAAAACGGGCGGTTCGACAATGGCGAAAAGAAAGTGTATGCCGCAACCGCTATCCCCTACGGGACATACGACATCACGCTGAAAGTCCAATCCCCGAAGTATAAGGATCGGGCGCAGTACAAATTCTGCGACGGCTACCTGCCTCGGCTGCTCAATGTGCCGGAGTTCGACGGCATCCTGATCCATATCGGCAATACCGCCGAGGATAGCGCGGGGTGCATATTGGTCGGCGAAAACAAGGAGGTCGGCAAGGTGCTGAACTCGACGGCGACATTCCGACGGGTCTATGACATGCTCAAAACGGCCTCCGACCGGGGCGAACCAATCCAAATCGAAATCGTATGAGAACGCTGATTTTGTGCCTTATCATCGGTTTGCTGTCGGCCTGCTGCCCGTGCAAACATCTGACGACCTCGACCGGGACGCGGGACAGCCTGCATGTCGAGATCAGGCATCGCACAATATGGATTCCCGACACGGTACGGGTGCAACTGCCGGCCGAGCGAACCGAGCAGACCGTCCGCCAAGATTCGAGCCACCTCGAAACCTCGGCAGCGGTATCGGACGCAAGGATCAACCCCGACGGGTCGCTATCCCACTCGCTCGAAAACAAGACGGACGATCGGGAAATACCGACGCAGCGGCCGATAGAATATCGGGACAGCATCGTTTATCGGGATCGGGAGGTCGAGGTTGAAAAGATCGTCGAGGTAGAGCGCAAATTGACATGGTGGCAACAGACGCAAATACGCGGTTTTTGGGTGACAATTATCATCATTCTCGTACTGCTCCGTAAAAAGATTTTTCCCTTGATTCGGAGGTTTATTTGAGGGCGCAAAGGCGAACAATACAGCCGATTATAATAATAGCTCCAAATTTCAGAAACTTTTTGTACCTTTGAAAAAGTTTTGATATTATAGCGTTTGCTATTGTTTTTAAGGTTTAGGAAATCGCCAATTTCACAACGGACTTAAAAAACAATGGTAAATGCCTGCGTTATGCGTGGGCATTTCCTTGTTAGTCCGTAGGTGTTTGGCGATACCTCTAAACCGACAGGAACGCCCACGCTTTTCTGTGTGCATATCCGGAAACAGCAGCGAATGTTTGATTTACGGATAGCATGAGCGAAAAGAAACCAACAAGGCAGGCGGAGATCGTATTTGCCGCCATGAAAGCAATCGAGGCCAACGGCGGCGAAATGAGGATTTCGGATATATACGAAACCCTCGCATCATCGTTCCCGCTGACCGATTATGAGAAAGAGGAAACCAAGAGCGGTGTCATCCGCTGGAAAGCGTATCTCAACTTCTATTCGATAGAGGTAGGCAAGGTCGGGTATCTCGTCAAAAAGAGCGGGATTTGGCATCTGACGGAAGAGGGTGCGAAAGCTCTTGCCGCCGGAGCCGGAGAGTTCTTCGCCGATTTTCACGGCAAGTTTTCCAAGATACAGAAAGAGCACGCGGTATCGGTCATCGAGGAGAATGCGGATCAGCCCGATGATTTGGATATGTTGCAAGGTCAGGCATCGAAAGGCATTCGGGAGTATATCATCAAAAAGAACCCCTACGAGTTTCAGGATTTGGTCGCCGCCCTGTTGCGGGCAATGGGTTACTACACGCCGTTCATCGCCCCGAAAGGCAAGGATGGCGGCGTCGATATTATCGCCTACCGAGACCCGCTCGGCACGACCGCCCCGCAGTTGAAAGTACAGGTCAAGCATTATCCGACCTCTGCAATCTCCGTCGATGTCGTCCGCAGTCTGCTGGGGGTTCTCGTGAAAGAGGGTGAGGTCGGCCTGCTGGTTACATCGGGGACATTCACCAGCGAATCCAAGAAAGAGGCCCGCAACGGGCATCGTTGCCTGCGTCTGATCGACATCGACGAGTTCATCGACCTATGGATTCGCTATTACGACCGCATGAGCGAGGAGGACAAAGCCCTGCTCCCGATTATTCCCGTTTATTTTCTGAAAGCATAAAACCATCATACTTATGAAAAAACTCTTATCTATTCTATTCCTATCCCTTTGCATCGCAGCTTGCTCCAAAGACGATACCCCAAAGCCGGAGATGAACGAAACCGTCAAACAGATTTGGCAGACTTTGAACGGCAGATATATCGGGTTCCATGAGGATAAGTTATCATCCGCCGGTTCCTATACGGAAACCATCGTCTTTCAGCCCTATTCCGAGCCGGAAGAGATCAAGCCGACGGTAATCCTTTTCCCGGATTTTACAGCATACGGAACCGCCGTCATAACCGACACCCGATTTGAAGAGATCAGCGGCTCATCGACCTGCTATTACTCAATCGACGTAAAATATGAGGGAGCAATCCCGACGATCTCATTCTTTGAATACGGAACGGACGGCGAAGTAGTAAACAGCGAAGATCAGCGCAACATCAAGGTCATCGACGCCTCCTCTTTCAAAATGTGGGATTATGGCTTGACCGAGGCCGAGAATGCGATAATCTACACCAAGCAATAGAAATCCAAATAATTCAATATCTTTGCGGTACTGATAGCCCCGTATCAGTTGCGTTGAATACCCCTCTCGACAGACCGATAGATCGGGCGTTGAGAGGGTTTTTCATTCGATTCTGTTACCCGTCTGTTACCCGGCCTCCGAAGTGGCGTTTATTGGTTACAAATAAGCCAATATATCATAGTGAGTTACAACCTATTTTAGAAAGAAGTAATAGATTTTGCATCGGAAAGTAACTCAAGAAAACAAAGCCAAAGAATCATCGAAACAAAATTCATAAATTCAATTACTTACAAGCAAATAAAGGATTTTTATTTCGACTTCATTTTATCGTTCGAGGTGTAAAATTTGCCGCTTATTTACAACACACAGCTATCGAGGAGTAAAAAAGTGTAAAGAAATTTTTCTATTTTTGTGCCAAACCTAAAACCTCGACCGCATGGAGATCAAGATTCGGCAGAAACCGCAGCGCTCGACGGGCAAGACCTCGTTGGTGCTGGAATACTATTACGGGTACACCCGCGACGACGAAGGGCGTATCAAGCATCGCCGCAAATTCGAGACCCTCGAATACTACCTCTACACCGACCCAAAAAACAAGTTGGAGCGCGACCACAACAAGGTCAATCTCGAAATGGCCGAGAAGGTCAAAGCCAAACGGCTGCTCGCCGAGCAGAACGAGCAATACGGCTTTGCGGTGAAATATAAAATCCGCACCAACCTCGTCGAATACATCAAAGGATTGATAGAGCAACGCAAGGAGTCGCCGGGGAACTGGGGCAACTGGGACAGCGCATTGAAACACCTCGTCGCCTACGCCGGAACGAATACGACGTTCGAGATGGTCGATAAAAAGTTCGTCGAGGGGTTCAAGACCTATCTGGCGAAGCAGGCCAAGACCAAAAGCAATACCGCTCTTTCGACAAACAGCCAGAGCAGCTATTTCCTCAAACTCAAAGCCGCGCTGAACCAAGCGGTCGAGGACGGCATCATCCCCCACTCGCCCGCCATGTCGGTCAAACCCGCGCATGTCGAGGACGTGCATCGCGAATACCTGACTTTCGACGAGTTGCAACGCCTCGCCAAGACGGAGTGTCCGTATCCTGTACTAAAAGATGCATTCCTCTTCTCGTGCCTGACCGGCATGCGTTGGAGCGACATCAACAAACTGACGTGGGCCGAGGTGCAGGAGTTCGACGGCGGCACGCGCATCGTATTCCGGCAGAAAAAGACCAAAGGGCTGGAATACCTCGACATCACAGGCCAAGCCGTGCGCTACATGGGTCAGCGCGGCAAGGCCGACGAGCGGGTCTTCGCCGGGCTGAAATACTCCGCATGGCACAACCTCGCCCTGCGCGAATGGTGCCTGAAAGCGGGCATTACGAAGCATATCACGTTCCACTGCGGCCGCCATACGTTCGCCGTGCTGCAACTCTCACTCGGTACGGAAATCTACACCGTGTCGAAGCTCCTCGGCCACCGCGAACTGAAAACGACGCAGGTCTATGCGCAGATTATGGATGCGAAGAAGCGCGAAGCGGTGAACCGGATTCCGGAATTATAACTATCTTTATGCTATGGAGAACGAAATGTTGATATATCGCTCGGCCGACGGGAGCATCAAAATAGACGTCCGCATGGGCGAAGAGACCGTCTGGCTGACCCAAGACCAGATGGCGGCGCTGTTCGGAAAGGCCAAATCCACCATCAACGAACACTTGAAAAACATCTTTTCCGAGGGTGAGCTGGTCGCCGATTCAGTTATTCGGAATTTCCGAACAACTGCCGCCGACGGCAAAGGCTACGACACGAACTACTACAACCTCGACGTGATTATTTCGGTCGGCTACCGCGTGAAATCGCACCAAGGCACGCAGTTCCGCATCTGGGCGACGCAGGTGCTGCGCGAATACCTCATCAAGGGCTTCGCACTGAACGACGAACGGATGAAGTCGGGCAAGTCGATGAACTATTTCGACGAATTGCAGGAGCGCATCCGCGAAATCCGCCTTTCGGAACGGGTGTTCTACCAAAAGGTCAAGGACATCTACACGACGAGCATCGACTACGACCCGAAAGCTGAAAAGACGGTCGAGTTTTTCAAAATCGTGCAGAACAAACTGCTGTGGGCCATCAGCAGCCAGACGGCCGCCGAGCTGATCGCTCATCGTGCCGATGCCCGGCTGCCGATGATGGGCATGACCTCCTGCGACAAGAGCGACCCGCGGCGCATTACCAAAGCCGATGCCGCAACCGCCAAGAACTACCTGACCGAAGACGAAATGAAAGACCTCGGTCTGCTTGTCGAACAATACCTCGCATTCGCCGAAAGTCAGGCGCGGCGGCAGGTGCCCATGTATATGGCAGACTGGATCAAGAAGCTGAACGACATTCTGGTCATCAACGGGCGCGAACTGCTCGAACATGCGGGGCAAATCAGCCGCAAGGTTGCCGAAAGCATCGCGGCCCAACAGCTCGATGCCTACAAGGGGCGTTTGCGCGAAAAGGAGCGCCGCGCGAGCCTCGCCGAACTCGAAGCCGACCTGCAAGCCGCGGCCAAGAAACAGCCATGACCCGCATCGAATACATACGCCTGTCGCACCGGCACACCAACCGCAAAATCCGCGAACGGTTGCAGGCCGTTCGCACCCGATTGGATGCCAAAAGCCGATGGCTCGGCGGTGCATGGCAGGCAGTCGCATGGGTATTGTACAGCATAGTCAGCGTGGTGAGCTGGCTGGCATTCGCCGCCGAAATGTTCAAGGACAACCGTTTTTCGCTGCACTACATGGAGTGCGAAATCGAACATCGCAACCTGTCCGCCGCCGAAGCTCGCCAATACATCGCCGACAAAAAGCAGGAGTACGACCGTTGGCTGGCCTACGGCTCAATCTCGGCCAAGGAGCAGCGCCGCATCGACAAGACGTTCGAGTATCTTTCCGCCCGTTATCCGGCGGATACGCCTGCGGACGAACTACTGAACCGAATCGCCGAAGTCCGAACTACCGTTACCGAAATCGCCGACTACACCCGTCATCGACAGACGGAGGAAGTGCAGCGCAAGGAGCGCGAAGCGGAGCTGCTGGCCCAAGCCGAAAAACGCCGGGCCGCCCAGCGCAGCCGCACCGGCTTTGACCCGATACCCGCCGATTTCTGCCCGCGCCTGACCGACTGGCAAATCGCAGTGCTGACCAAACACATCAACCGAATCGGCATTTTCAAGCGCGACACGACCGAAGAAGAGATTGCCCGACTGCTGGCCTGCCAGCTCGCGGAACCGTTACAGACGACGCACAACAAGCTGCTGGCGCTGCTGCTCGAATCGTTGAGCGCATCCCGGCTGATTACCCCGAAATGGCAGCGGGTCGCCGGAAACAACGGCTGTTTTACCTCGAAATTGGGCAAACCGCTGACAGCGAAAGACCTCTCGGCCGCCAAACAGATGGCCGAGATCATTGACCGCCGCAAGGAGCGGATGATTATCGACTGCATCGAGGCATTGGAAGCAGCAGAATAGTTTCGACACATTCATCTGTAACAGGATTCCGCCCCACCGGAATCCTGTTTTTTTCGTCTCCATACGCCCACCGAACATTGGAAACGTTGTCCGAAAATGTCGAAACATGGGCAGCCAATGCGGATAGCTTTTCGTTGAATTTTATTTGCACTCGTAATTACATCACGAGCGTTGCGCAACGCCTTTTATCAAACGCTAAAAACAGAATGATTATGAGCGAAAACACAACCGTCGAGCAACGGCTCGACCGCATCGAACGACTGCTTCGGGGGCAAAAGACAGTCTTGAACTTCGCCGAAGCATGCGAATTTACGGGGCTGTCGAAGACCTACATGTACAAGCTTACCCACCAAGGGCGAATCCCCCATTTCAAACCCCACGGCAAGAACATCTATTTCAACCGCGAGGAGTTGGAACAGTGGCTACTGCAAAATCCTGTCAGGACGGCCGAACAGAAAGAACGCGAAGCCGTCGATTACGTCGTCGGCAAACGACGACCGAAGTAGCATTTCATCCGGCCTGCTCCGGCACTTCGGGGCGGGTCGGATTTTCTATCAATTAGTAAGGCAAGTTTGTGTTTTTGTAGTACAAAAACGTGCCGCCGAACCTCGGTGGCAGCATTCCGTTGGTCTATTAACACGAAATCAACCCATGAAACAAATACCGATTCACAAAGGCGGACGACCTACCATAAGCGAGGGCCGCCGCAAGAAATACCTGCTGTCATTACGGCTCGATGCCGAACATTACTTCAAACTGAAAGCGCTTGTCCGCATCTCCGGTCATGGAACAGCCGAAGTCCTCCGCCAATTGATTGCCGCCGGTCATGTACGCGAACGTCTGTGCCGCGAACATCTCGACTTCATGACCCAGCTCAAAGGCGTAGCCCGCAACCTGAACCAACTAACCCGCCTTGCCCATGCGAAAGGATTGACGGGTATAGTGTCCCGTCATGCGGCTATTGTGACAAGTATTGAGGGCTTGTTAAGGAATCTTCGCGATGATAGGTAAAATCATCGCTGGGTCGTCATTCGCCGGGACGGTTGGATATGTGATAAAGAAGCAATCGCGAGTATTGGCAGCCGAGGGAATAGCCCCACCGAATGTTCGGGATATGATACAGGATTTCAAAGACCAAACCTTACTGAACCCACGTATCAAGAATGCCGTCGGACATATCTCCCTTTCGTTTTCATCGAAAGATGCGCCGCGCATGACAGATGCGTTGATGCTGGATATTGCCAAGGAATATATGCAGCGCATGGGAATTACCGATACCCAATACCTGCTGGTACGTCATCTCGACCAACCGCATCCACACTGCCATCTGGTCTATAATCGGGTAGGAAACAACGGACAAACCATATCGGACAGAAACATTAAAATCCGCAATGCAAAAGTCTGTCGCGCATTGACCGAGAAATACGGGCTGCATCTTGCGCCTGGCAAAGAATCGGTACGCCGGGAACGCCTGCGAGAACCCGACAAAACTAAATACGAAATATACGACGCAATTAAAACGAGCTTACCGAATTGCAGCAGTTGGAACGACTTGGAGCTTCGGATGAAAGAGCGAGGTGTTAGTATGCGCTACAAGTATTGCGGCTCGACCAATCAAAAACAAGGGGTGCTGTTCAGCAAAAACGGATTCGAGTTCTCAGGCTCGAAGATAGACCGGCAATTCAGCTACTCGAAGCTGAACCGACACTTTACGCAGACACAGCAACAAGCCCAGTATCGGAATATACTTGCAAAGGAATTCCGTGCGGCCATAGGCAATTATCGGTCGTCATACACCGATCTATTCGGCAATACAGGCGGAAGCGTCAATAAGGGCCACGCGGATGCTGGTTTGATAAACTTCGGTGATAATATCGGAACATTGCCGTTACCGCCCAATGATTCGCCTGTCGGATTGTCTGCGGCCCAGCTGCAACGCAAGCCCAGCGAAAGTCCCGAAGAACATATCGCCCGCATTACGGCACTACTCAACACCGTCGCTGAAGCGATGGCAATAGCAGTGATAGAACAGAAACGCAAACTGCGAGACCGAAAAGTGAACAACCCTAAAATGAAATTGTAACCCTAAAACAAGCAACAATGAAAGAAGGCAATATGATGTCTTACGAAATGTATGAAGACTTCAAGGAAACGATGGTAAAGACAATCAAAACCGAACTATCGGCAAAGCATAATCAATCGACCGATACGAATTTGCCGCAACGAATAGAACAAATCGTTCACACCGAACAAGAGCGGCATCGGACGATAATAGCCCAGCTTGCCAGACGATTGGAACGCATCGAACAGAGCAACGCAAAAACACAGGATGGTATAGACAATCTGCAAGCAGCTGTCGAAGCAATCGAAATTCCAGCCGAACTGCCGCCGAGAATCGTGTACCACAGAATATCGCTCGCTATCGAATCGAAAGGAGTATTCTGGGCGATGATAGGCATGATGTCGACAATCGTTCTGCTGTGTACGATGTTGTATTGGGCTGCCAGACCGAACTACGACCGCATCGACAATGACCTGAAATACCGCTATATCAAAATGAAAGGCAAAGCGACATCCGACCGCATTGCCGAACTGGAAGAACTATTCGAACAGAACCGCGACAACGCCAAAATCCGAGAGATGAAAAGAGATGTCGAAGAATATGAACGAACCGTCAAACGAAAAGTGCAGTTGGAAGAACAAGCAAGGCTCAAAGAACGGGAAGCCGAACGCCTGAACGAAAATGCCTCCCGACTGAAAAACAAATAAGCCATTTCCTTTGTCCGCAAAGGTATTGCCGCCGAAAGAAATCCGCAAGGTCATGCAAGTTGCTACGCCAACCTTGCGGATATTCTTTCCGGCGGCATCGGCTGGTCGCTATCAAAGGAAATGGCTGAATCAGGAATGGCAACTTCGGTTTCGCTGCCGAATTCCGCAATATTCGAACGCTTCATTTTAATATAGCGGATTTTTTCATATCTTTATGGCAAATATCGACCGAATAAGATGTCTGCACACATGAATCGAATAAAAGAAGTCCTTGAAGAGAAAGGCATCAAACAGACTTGGCTGGCCGAAAAACTCGGCAAGAGTTTCAGCATAGTCAACGCCTATGCCTGCAACCGCCGCCAACCCAGCCTCGAACAGCTGTTCGAAATCGCAAGGATTCTCCAAGTCGACCCGAAAGATCTAATTGAAAGTAAAGAACAAGCATGATAGCTCCCACACAAATACGACCACCGGAGAATTGGCAAGACTTTGAACTACTCTGCAAAAAATTGTGGGGTGAAATCTGGAATTGTCCTGATATCATTAAGCGCAATGGGCGAAGCGGGCAGAAACAGTGCGGAGTGGATATTTATGGGACACCGAATGGTAGCACTGAATATTACGGTATTCAATGTAAAGGTAAAGATAATTACACTCACGCCCAACTTACGAAAAAAGAGATAGACGCCGAAATTACAAAAGCCAAAAATTTCAAACCTGCCTTAAAAGCGTTTTATTTTGCCACTACCGCTGTTAAAGATGCAGCAATCGAAGAATATATTAGAGAAAAAAATGTCGAAAATATTACCAATGGTGGGTTTGCAATAGACATCTTTTCTTGGGAGGATATTGTTGATTTGCTCAAAGAGCATCGCTTGACATATAATTGGTATATAAACAACTGCCAATATGCAGATAATTCGGATGTAAATATATCCATATCATTAGATGATGACGATGATGCATTACATCCTGAATACTTCCGCATAACCCAAAAATACAAATTGCGTGAACGAAATTATACAGAAGATATATGGGCATCAATTATTCCGCCAGTATCGATTTTTAATCAAACGTCTAATGTTGATTACCGATGGTGTGATATATATTTTGAAGTTTCTAATATCGGATCTACAACCATTGACGATTATAAAATTTATATACAAATAGACAACTGCCAAAAATTAAGTTGCAAGGTTAATTATTGTAACAATTATCTGATGAATCAAGCAGTTGTTGCTTCTATCAACGACAAAATAGACCGAGAAAGGGAACTATTTGAAACTCAATGGTGTAATGTTTTAGAATTTAGACCACAACAAACGCGATTATTGAAAAATGATTTTGATAACTTTACCATTGGAGTAAAGCCAGAAGATAACGTCGAAGAAATCATTGTCCAATGGAAGCTGTTATCCAGAGATTACCAAAAAGATGGAAAGCTGACTATACCGGTCAAACCCAGATTTGAAGATAACGAAAGAATTATCTACGTAGACACACCTGACGAATTAAAGCCTAACGAAGAAATTATAGAACCCAAAATAGTTGAAGAATAGCTATGCCTACACTGACTTGGATAGGAAAAGATAAAGTAGTCAATCATCATCACGATGTACCGTATCGGGTGCTGGAACACAAGTACGGGTTTCGGGCGGAGGATGACGGCGACCGGACACCGACGGAGAGCGACAACAAAATCATACACGGCGACAACTTGGAGGCGCTGAAATCGCTGCTGCCAGAGAAGGTCGCGTGAAGTGCATCTATATCGATCCACCGTACAACACGGGCAACGAAAAGTGGGTTTACAACGACAACGTGAACGACCCGAAAATCAAGAAGTGGCTGGGCGAGGTCGTGGGCAAGCAGGGCGAGGATTTGAGCCGCCACGACAAGTGGCTCTGCATGATGTATCCCGGCTGAAACTGCTGCATAAGTTGTTGGCGGAGGACGGAACGATATTTATTTCGATTGATGACAATGAACTCGCCAATCTGAAACTGCTTTGCGATGAAATTTTCGGAGTGAATAATTTTATTGACATATTCTCTTGGCATAAAACATACTCGCCATCAAATCTTTCCCATAGGACAAAAAAGTGTTTAGAGTATGTGCTTAGCTATGCTCAAAATACAAATGCAATACAGAGGTTTAATGGATTATATAAAGTAAATGAAGCTGATAATCCGTTGATTAAAACTACAAATCAAGTAAAAAAATTGATTTTCCCGCACACGGTGGTTTGTTCAACAATGAAAGATGATTTCTTTTTCAAAGCAGGAGTGTACGGGACAAAGAAAAATGAAGTTATTCTACTTACAATACTTCGGTAAAAATTTACCGCGCTAAAAGTTAAACATTTGAAGCCGGCTAT